GTACCTTGAGGAACTTCTCCCGACCAATGTCAGGAATATCAACCTCCAGAAGGGTACCGATCTGAGGATCCTCATCCTGGTCAATCACAGTGGCATTAAGTTCATCAAGGATATGAACCCAACCAAGGATTTCACAAGCAGCTCGACGCTGCTCCATGTTTTCCCAAGTCAGTGCCATCTTAGCAGTCAGACTGGACTTGTTTTCAATCCATTCCGAAGGAACACGGACACCATGCCAAGCATAGACGGCAAACCCATCAGCATAGAGAATGGCAGGACCAGTCTCGGAATGCAGTCGGTTGTCTTCATCCATCTTGATGTGGACTGGGCGATCCTGCACAACCGCTAGAGTGTCATAGCAGGAAACCCAACCGCAAGTCTTGGCAACAGCCCAGAGACCATCAAGCTTACCTTCAAGGTCAATACCAACCTCATTCTGCATGAAGTCATAGAAGGAAAGCCATGCGGCCTCATGAGAACCATAAACACAGCTCTCAGTCACGGACCGATCGCCAAGGATCTTCTTGGCATGAAGTGGGCCATTGGCAAACACGATCTTATCAGGTGCACTAAGACCACCGCACTTATACAGAAGCTTTACAGCCTCTTCAGCCTGTGCAGGATCAACACGGTCGGTGGACAGACCGATCTTGATCCACTTGTCACGATAGACCTCTAGCATAGCTTCCTGAGCAGGAGTAAGCTTGTCGATCTTCTTCATAGTATAGACTCCTAGATTATATTAATGACAGACTGAAGAGGTGTAAGAGTTAGTCCTGAGCCCGACGGAAGCCCTCGGCAACATATTCACGCTGACGGCGAACAGTGTAGTTACCAGGAGGAACCAGAAGAGTCTCGTGGGTATCAAAGGAACGAAGGTGGTTGATTTCCGTAGGAGCCTCAACGGAGAGGAACATCTCGTAGAGGTCAACGTCCTTGGTACCAGTGGTCTTGTAGGCAGTCACACGATCAGCAACCATCACGTGGTCATGACCAGTTTCAGAATGGGCAACCACGATATGGTTACGCTCGTTGGGAGCAATGCGCTCCACGTTTGTAGGAAGAGTGTCGATCCGCAGAATGAGGAAGTCACCCTGGGCAGCCATACGAGTAAAAGTCTTCATGTTTTTAGTCCTTTCTGTGTTTTGGTAAGTATAGTTATATATCAAAGTGGAAGTTGTGTCAACCTATTTTTTAGGCGTTTGCCATCTCTAAAGCAGTCTCCAGAGCCTTGGTCTTCATGTTACGACCATTGCCGTACCAAGCAGACTGCAGTCGAGAATCCTGAGTACGACCAAGAAGATGATCGGCGGTATAGGTCACCGTGTTAAACAGCTGCCAGAAAGAACCACGGGCAAAGTCAGCACCAGGCTGAGTATCGACCACGGACAGAGCAACCTTAGCGTTCTTGCTCAGTTCCTTCTTAGCATCAGGACCACCAGCAACCGGGAACACACGCTTGAAGTAGTCAACCATGTTCTCGTTGGTGTAGCGCTTGGTGCCAAGGAATGCTGCCATTTCCTTGTACTTGGCAAGCTTCTCCTGGGCAATACCAAGCATCAGCTTCACGTTATCACCATTGAACTCACGGCGATGGCTGATCTTGACAAAGCGCTCTACCTTGGTGTTAAGAGAGAGCGTAAGAGTATTGTTGCAGACCACACGGATCGGAGTGAACCGAACGTCGGTGGAGAAGCCGTACTTGTGGAAGTTGGTGAAGTGCAGGTAGGACTCGACTTCATCACCACCGAACAGGTCGAACCCGTCCTTAACCTTTGCCAGAGCCCAGACAATCTGACCATCGGCCAGAGAGCCGGCGGTGTGCATTTCCATGTCACCCTCGGCGATGAAGTCGTTGAAGAACTCAAACGCCTCAGAGTTCTGCACCGGATTCCAGTCGTTCGACACGATATCCAGGATCTTATTGTCCATCTTACGAACAAGAGCAGAGCGACCAACGTCGATGTTCTTACCACCAACCTTAGCATAAGCCTTGATCTTCTCCACCTCCCAGTTGAGACCTGCAGCCTCAAGCATCTGGACGGGAGTCAGGTCGGCAGGAACTTCCGTGCCAAGACCGTGCCAAGGCTTAGCACCAGCATATGCCATCTGAGCCTTACCGTTGATCATTTCGATATTGTGAGCCATTGTCTTCCTCTTTTGTGTTGATAGTCGGATTTTATATCAAGTCAGATTAAAGTCAACCATTTTTTTGTAACCAGAGATGGGAGAGAATCCACCAAGAACTTCACCCTTCTCAGTCATAAGAACAGACTCAAGACAAGCTCTTTCCATATAGATAAGAGCTTTTTCCTTAGAGTCAAAGTCTTTAGTATAACCAAAGTTAGTAAAACTTACCAGATACATCATTCTTGATCCCAGACTTGATCCCAGACTTGATTCCTGACTTGAACCCAGACTTGATTCTTACCTTGATCCCAGACTTGATCCAAGACTTGATTCCTGACTTGATCCAAGACTTGATTCCAGCCTTTGTTCCAGACTTGATCCAAGACTTGATTCCTGACTTGATTCTCGACTTTATTCATTACCTTATACCATCCTTATTCGGTCATGAACCATTATATCAAGTCTGGGGTAAATGTCAATAGGTTTTATGAACCGACAAAGCGGGCAATGACAGTCATCTCAGCGTTGGTCAGCTGAGCCTCAAACGGACCCTGGTGAGCCAGACGGTCAGCGACTCGAGCAACCTCATTGGAGGCCACATCGTCCTTGGTGGTCTTGGCGAAGGCGTACATGCGGGACAGAACGGTCGAGATATCCATATCGGTAGTCTCCTTGTTATAACTTAACCTATAACCTAATCTGAGATTAAAGTCAACCCCTCAGTCGAGATAAGACGGCTTTTCCGTCCGGTTCCACTTCTTGCGCTTCTTGCGGCCGGGGGCGCCATCGTAGTACCCATCGGTGCCGAACGAGGTGGTGCCGAACTCCTCGAGGTTGGTCTTCCGCAGGTCACCCTTGCGGTACTTGTCCCTGGAAGTGTGGTAGCGCCCATCGGACGCCACGGTCACGTTGGTCTTGGTCTTGTCGCCGGAGAACACGGTCATGGTAGGCCTTTCGTTGGTGTCGTTGGTATGACTTAACTTATATCTTAATCTGAGATTAAAGTCAATAGGGAAAGTCAGTCGATCAGATAATCCGCCCGGAGGGCAGCCAGCGCCTCCTCGACCGAGTCGAAGTGGTGGTGGAGGTCGGGGTAGCCCATTTCCTCCCAGGCGGGCATAGCCCAGGACTTCTCCGACATGTTCCAGTAGGACTCCACCTCGATGGTGAACTTGCCGTCGTAGTAGTCGCCTTCGGCGGAGATGCGGATGTCCGTGCGGTTGGGCAGGTAGGTGGGGAGGTTGGTCATGTTCAGTTCCTCATTCATCATATGTACCTTATAACCCCATATGAGATAAAAGTAAACCCCTGCTTTGTCAATGGGTTAGGCTTAAGTCATTGATATCATTGAGGAAAAAATCTGCATTTTTTTCAAAAAAGTTTGAGCCCTAATGATATCAATGGGATAGGTGCTAAAAACGTCCCTGATCGTCCTAAGCGATCCTAGCGGTAGGATAACCCATCCACAGTGGCTTAGGTCGCCGAGAAACGTCGTGAGCACCTAACCCATTGATATCATTGACTTTTATAAAACGGCTAACCCATTGAAAAGATTAGGTTTTACCATCTTAGTACCTCGAGAAGGGCTCGACCTCGAGGTGGGCTGAAAAAAGTTTTGGACGACCGAAAAAAGTTTTTATAAGGATTTCAATGGGTTAGGATATCAACCTGGCTAACCCATTGATTTTGTTTGGTTGACTTTTAAAGTGATCGGTGGTATAAGAGACCTATGATGAATGAGGTGCTCATGACCTACCCCGACGATTTCGACCTCGAGGTCTCCTGCGAGGAGGCTTACGAGCCGACTGCCGCCGATCTGGCGGAGTACGAAGAATACCTCTCCACCCTCGAAGATAACCGTTGACTTTAATCCCAGAATGGGATAAGGTCTGACTATACACTTACAAAGGACACTGACATGCCCCGTGGCATCCCCAAGAACGGCTACCGCAAGACCCGTACCGCTAAGACGGATAAGATCGCTAAGATCATGAACGTGACTCAGCCCACCGAGCCCGTCATTGTTGAGACCGACGAAGAGATCGAGCAGAAGCTGACCGATCGCTTCGAGATCCTGTCCGATATGACCAATGCTGCAATCGACGGTGACGTCCGTGCGCTGATCGTGTCCGGTCCTGCCGGTCTCGGCAAGTCCTTCACCGTCGAGAAGGCGCTCGAGGCTTGGGATCCCAATGCCACGTCCCATCGGATCGTGAAGGGTTACGTCAAGGCTCCGGCGCTCTACAAGCTGCTGTATCAGCACCGTTCCGCTGGTTCGGTGCTCGTGTTTGACGACGCCGACGATGTGTTTCTTGATGAGACTGCAATCGGTCTGCTCAAGGCGGCTCTGGACACTACCGACAAGCGCATCATCTCGTACATGACCGAGGGTTCGCTGATCGACGAAGAGACTGCCGAGCGTATGCCCAAGAGCTTCGAGTTCCGTGGCACGGTCGTGTTCATCACCAACTACGACTTCGATGCCATGATCGACCGTGGCTCCAAGATTGCACCGCATCTGTCGGCTCTGGTGTCTCGTGCCCACTATATCGACCTGGCAATGAAGACTCAGCGTGACTACCTCATCCGTATTCGGCAGGTGGTCAAGCAGGGTCTGCTCAAGAACATCGGTCTTTCAGATGATGCTCAGGACGATGTGGTTCAGTTCATCGAGAAGAATGCCTCTCGTCTCCGTGAGCTGTCTCTCCGTATGGCTCTCAAGATCGGCACCCTTCGCCGCAAGGATGATGGGCGTTGGATGAAGCGTGCCATTGTCACCTGCTGCAAGAACTAAAAGGAATACCTATGATTAATAGACCAAACTTCTTTACTGTAGCATGCTCTTATGGTGCTACTGGTGAAGGTCAAACTTATATGGTACTTTTTACGTTTGCTTTAAATAAAGCAAAGGCTCTTCAAAAGTTCAGTAAAGAGTTTAATCCATACTATGCTCAAGGTGCAACTGTATATGATGGTTATTATTTTGACTTTGAAGGTGCACCATTTCTGATTACAGATGCTCTCCGAAAGGCTATGGAAGAATGGCCTGAGTGCTATATGGAATACAAAGCTTCATTTGCTGTTAACTTCTCGTAGGAGTCATCATGCTTACTAAACAAGATCTAGAAGATATCTGGAACAATAAGCCTCATGGTTACTTCACAAATATGATGAAGAACATGAAAGGTAAAAAGAAGTACAAAGTTCTCTGTACTGCATATGAAGAAGTTGATATTGCAAAGGAAGAGTCTGTTGTCTTTGCTAAATCTGGCGATGAAGCAATCCGACTAGCATCCAATGAACTCAGACATAGCATTAATAAGACTCTAGGTAAAGGTACCTCTTCCAATGTGAAGTTTAGATATAAGGTTGAATGGATTAGTTAACTAAAAAGGGGAGCCATTAAGCTCCCCTTTTCTTTATTTATTCACAACCGTTTTGCTCTCACCTTTGCTAATGATAACTTTATCATTGTCCACATGGACTTCCATAGGTTCTTTTTCTTTAAGAGTATTCACGAGTTGCTCTAATATTCTCATTTCAGGTTTTTCTTCTTTTTCTTGTTTACCAGTAATACCGGTAACCATAGCTATAAGTGCCATAACTGCTGTAGAGACTAGACCTATAACGGCCGTAAGTGCTTCTTTTTCAAGATAGGCACTAGCACCTACACCAACACAGACAAGAAGAACGATCCAGGGGATCGCTGTTTTACCTATCACTTTAGAGGCAACTTCCTTAGATGTGGAGTTTGCCTCTATTCTTTTGAGCTCAATTTGTGCTTCGGTTTCGAGTTTGCGGATAGAGTCTTTGTGTTCGGACATATAAACTCTCCTTCGCTGCCCGAACTTATTTATCCAAAGATTTCTAAGACTCTTTCTTTATAGTCATCTCTATTCTTGACAAAAACCTGAGTTTCATAATCATCATTTGCTATGATAATAACTATTTGTGGGAACTTAAGGTCAGTCAACTCTTCAGCCATAATAGAATAAGTTGTGGCTTGAATGAAGTAGTTCTGAATCCACTCTTCCTTTTTCTCTTTTTTGGAAGTCTTGAAGTCAACAATGGAGTTGATTCCATTATATTCTGCCAATAGATCCGATGTACCTGCAGCCTTTAATACTTTTGAATAAAGCATAGATTCAATGCCATAGACCTTACTTACATTTTTAGCAAGAATAGGTTTGATGGTATTGAACATCATCATATTAAATGGCATGACTTTACGAGAATCAATCTCCACATTCATGAGATAATCCTCACAAAGTTTATGGATTGCGGTACCTCTATTAGCTGCTAGTCTAGAGACTTTTTCGACTTCTGCTGCACCGACTCGAGCTTTCCAGAGTTCTAGCCCAGACTTATCTAACTTCTCCCCTAATACTGTAGTGACGGAAGGAAATACTCCATCTGGTGTGATGTAGTATCTCTTTCCGTCTTTTTCAGTACGCTCTAGTGGTGCTAGATTTAGTAGTTCATGTTTAAACATTATTTAATCCCATGGTGCTTTAAACATTGGAGCCCAATGCGTAGGCTTATCCTTATCATCATGACCTTCTGAGTATTGAGCCTGTTCGGTGGTACCTGAATAATACCACCGATTCAATCCAGGATATAGTCTACCAAATCTAATCCATTTTCTATGTTCATTAGCAACTATAATAAACCCATGCTCTCTAGGAACATAAGTTTCAATAGGACTCCAATCAGGCTGCAATCCCGAGTCGGTCTTTTTCAATAATATAGTCACGTACTAGATCACTCCTCAAAATATCATTCTTATTAAACTCAACAAACTTAAAGCTCTTTATACCACGAATAATCTTCATAAACTGAGGTAGACCATTCTTTTCTTTTTCATTGGTGAAATCAGACTGTGTAAAGTCACCAGAGAATATAATCTTGCAGTTCTTTCCTACACGTGTAATGACTGAGTCAAGTTCGTGGAGTGACGCATTTTGCATCTCGTCTACTACAATGATACAGTCATTTAGAGTAATACCTCTAATGAATGAGGTAGAAATAAACTCGATTATATTCTTTTGTTTTAGATAGTCATAGGCATCACCACGTTTAAAGAGTTCGGAACAAATTGCATAATATGGAGCTTCATAAACTTTAGCTTTTTCCTTATTATTTCCTGGCAAGAAACCCATATCTCTTGTCGGTACTACCGATCTTACAATATAAAGTTTTTTATAGGGAGAATCTTCACTTAGTATTTGATTGAGTGCCAGATACATGGAAATATAACTTTTTCCAGTACCGGCAATACCATGAAGCATTAGATTTTTACCTTGACCATAAGCATTAAATGTAAGCTTTTGATTTTCAGTCAAAGGATAAACATCTTGAAGATTAAAGTTAATCTTTTCTCCTATTGCTCCATTGTTCTCTCTGATTTGTCTTTTTTCTTTACGACTTAGTCTCTTCTTAGGCGGTGCTGACATGCAGTGAACCTTTACTAGTATAGTTCACGATTACACCTAGAATGTGTTTATCGAGCTTTTGGTAATACCCCTAGAATGATGCTTTTTAATATCTTTTAGTCTGTCTCTAAAAGCATCATCGGGTTTCTTTAGACCTAGTCTGATTGGATCCCCGATAGAAGGTGCACCGTGAACAAGTTGAATAATATGTGGATTATCCTCTAAGTACTTGTCCCTTTCAGTTATTGACATGAAGAGCTCTTGCTCCTCATCCGTATTTATATCTTTGAACATGTAAGTTGGCATTAGTCTTCCTCATCTTCTTCTAGACGCATTAGGTCATTGATATTTTTGGAACGTAGAGCATTAGCAAGTCGTTTGTTCTTTCGTCGTTCTCGATCTCTTAGAACATTCTCATAATATTCATCTTCATCATAACCATCATGATCTTTATAGATTTTCTTGCTTTTGCTCATGGAAGTAGACCTGGAAATGCCTCCTGAATAATGTCTGGCGTAATGCCAGGGTATGGTAGATGTTTGTCTTTAATAGCTAGAAGCACTTTAGCATCTTTGGCTGATACAGTTTCAAGTAGTTGAACAAATAGTGCTTCACGTCGAAGTTGCTTAAGATCTGGATTACCACCTTCAATGAATAGATACATCTTACGACATTCATGATAGAAGATATGTTCCTGATCCACTAGATCATTTGGCTTATATGGCGGATCACCTTCTGGAAGAAGCCATTTAATAGCAGGATCAAATGCACCACGTAGTACTGTCTGAAGTGCTACGCTATTATTCTCTTGAAGCATTCTGATCCTATCAGATCGACTAGTCATACCTGAAGTCTTTTCAAGTATTTCTGCAACTCCTAGCTTCATTTAGACTTTTTCCTCAAACATATTCATTGATGTGTTCCATTAGATTCTTGAGTTTGTGTTGGATGAAATAGTTCATTAGCTCTGGTGCTTTTTTATTAGCCTGAGCATTATATTCTACCATAATGGATTCCATTACAGTTTCTGGAATCTTAGATAGATCAATAAGCTGCTGATTACGCTTATAGTTACGAAGTTGAGTAAGAGTCTGGCAAAACTCCTCTGGATTCTTCTTGAGGTATTCATCCAGTTTCTTTTGTGTTACTGGCTTCTGGCGAGTACCAACCACAAGACAGTTATCATCTGATAGGAAGTTTGGAATACCATCACCAGAATCACCCTTAATGATATGTTCCTTAAGGAACTTTTCTGCTTCCGATTTAGTAATATATTTTGTTGTGTAGCGCATGATTTTGGTGGAAATCCTTATAAATATAAATAACAAATATAACAACTTAAAGGTATAATAAAATGGCTTTTATATATGCATTAACATTTCCCAATGGCAAAAAATATGTAGGATTTACAGTAAATAGCGTAAATAAAAGATGGCATGATCATCATTATAGTGCTTTAAATGGTGGTAAAACAAAACTTCATTGTGCTATTAGAAAATATGGATTTGAAAATATTGAAAAAGAAATATTATATGAAAATGATGATTCTGAATATACATTGAAAGTTATGGAAAATCATTTTATTAAGTTATTTAATACTATAGAAGATGGTTATAATATATGTGAAGGTGGTGGAAAGTTCCCTGTATATCATGGGGAAGATAATCCAGGTTATCATCGAAAAAATAAGAAAATGGAAGAATGGTTTAACCCTCTACAAGTTGAAAATCATAAGCTTGCCATGAAGAAAAGACATAGCGGTGCTGGTAATGTACATGCAAGAAAAGTAAAACTTATTGATCCTAATGGCAAAGAATATTTTATTCATGGTACTCTTGTTTCTTTTTGTGAAGAGAAAAATATAAGTTTTAAAACTTTATATAGATGTTTAAATGAAAATAACGGCGGTACCATAGGATCAATAAGCATTAAGGCAACCAAACTTGTGCACAAAGAAAGAAGAGAAAATACAACTGGTTGGTCAATCTTTCCTCTTGATTAAGACATTTTTTACTGGTTGATAAATGGTTACATTATCATAAACCATTAATTGTACCATGTCCTTGTCGCCCGAGATGATTAGAAGCTTCTCTGAAGTATTACCAAACTCCTTGGCAAGTGTGCCGATGATATCATCGGCTTCTGCTGTATCCACTCGAATGACACGATATGGAAATACCGTCAGAAGTTCATCACGAATCTTGTTGAGACATTCAAAGATTGCTTTCCAGTCTAGTTCGGAAGCAGCCTGTGACTTCTTACGATTAGCCTTGTAATAAGGAAAGAGTGTGCGGCGCCAGTAGTTTGTGGCGTCACATGCAATAATAACTTCACCATATTCTGGACCAAACTTGGTCTTGTACATACGGATTGAATTTAATACCATATGTCTTACCATATTTTCATCTAGTTGAGCATTGGTATGATTACCAATCTGAACCATGATATTGGAAAGCATCACCTGGGAAAAATCAATGATAAGCATTTTTTTAAGGGTTATTCACCCTTTCCTTCTTTTGGAGTGATAATGATTTTAACTTTATCGGAAACTGCTAGTCCATCAGAAGTTTGAATAAAAAGATTATCCGCAATCAGTTGAAGTGGATGGTCAATACCTTTGAGCATGCAAAGTAGAGAACGGATTGATTCTACTACCATTGCTGAATGCTTAAGAATATCGTCATCATCTTCATCTGGTTGAAATCCAGCTACATGTAGCTGGTCAAAAAGTGATGGTATAATAGTCTCGATAGTTTCCTGAATATGGAACTGTTTTACCATATCCATCGACTCATCAACTTCCTCAATGGTTTGAGGTCCATTGTACTTATTATTCCGAGTAGGAAATAGGACAACATTATTGGCTTGAGTCATAGTTTAATATACCACACTTCTCATATGTTGTCAATCATGAAGTTCTATACACAAATTGTTGTTTCGGGAATTGGCGACTTTCTTCAGTGGGATATTTCTTTAATAGATCAGTAAGCATGACCTCCCATTGCCTCTTGATTCTATCAAGAGAATAACGGCTGTCAACATAAACCTTATTGAATTGCACCATTTCTTTATGGTTTTTATCACGAACAAACTGGATTGCGGCTTCTAGATGTGAAGCAAAAATATTTGAATGTTCTACTTTATCTAGTGTACCTTGATACATGACATTTAATGCACCAGAAGTTTCGGCTAGAGCACCGTAGTTTGGATGAACACAAACTAACTGAGCAGACATAGCTTCAAGCATAGCACGGCAACTAGTCTCCATCCAGATTGATGGATAAGCAAAAATATCACATGAGTTTAGATGATGTTTAAGTTGTTCATTGGGAACAAAACCATGATAAGTCATCTGAGGATGATTTCTGATTTGTTCGTATAGAGGTTCATATTGCTTATCAGCATCTTCCCAACCATAGATCTTAAAACTAGAAAATACATCTAAATGGATATCATCATATTTCTCTGCTAGATATTGAAAGACAGAGACTAGAATATCCAGACCACGTTGTGGAGTTGATGTATAGACTAGACGGATCTTTCCATCACCGTGTGACCATCGTGCTATTGGATCAGCAGGTTCAATACCGTGCTCAAGAACAATAGATTTAGTGTCATAAGGGATTCCATAAAAAGAATGATATTGATTCATTTGCCAGTTTGAGATATACACAAACTTATGAAATTTATCCTGAAAGCTTTTATCTTTCAGTTTAGCTGATTCAGGATCATTTGGTAAATCATGATGCCAAAGTATTCTAATCTTATCTTCATTTAATTCTCTTACACGAGAAGAGATAATTTGAAAATGTTCTAATAGTGATGGATCAATAATAGATGCTAGTTTTCTCTTAGCGATCTCTGTGCCACCATTGGCATTTTTGGAGATTTCATTTTCTTCAAACATTAATTATATATCCTATTTTACCATGTGGTTTTTTGAACTTGTAGAAGTGGATGAGAAACAATGCAATGCCAGACAATACCCTGGAATGCTTCGCTCATTGGAGTCACTAGACTTGGCTCGGATTCTGGAATCACGCAGCAGGATTCAGCATATCTAGCAACATATCCATTTTGCTTACCTACAATAGCCATGACTCTACCGCCATGTACATGAGCATAATCAGTAGCTCGGATTAGATTTACAGAGATCTTTCTTTCAGCATCACCACCGCCAACTGACAGAATGAATAGAGCATCTTTACTATTAAACTTGGAAACAGCTAGCCATTTAACAAAGAAACTTTCCCAACCTTCATCATTGACTCGAGCTGTAAGTTCCGAAACATTATCAGTAGGGCAATAAGCTTCAATATTACAAAGCTTACGAAGATCATTTACCATGTGGGATGCATTAGCGGCAGAACCACCAGCACCTAGAACAAAGACTCTACCACCATTATCTCGAACTTCAATAAGATCTTGAATGATATCTTCAATGTCGGTCGTATGGATTAGATTAGCTGTAGTACTTGCTAGGATTAAAAAGTTTTCAACGTGACTCATTATTTAGTCTTTCTATAAGATGCCTTGACATTACCCTTTTCTAGAATCTCAAAACCATGACTGAAAACAATCTTTTCAAATCGTTCATGGTCATACATCCAGATATCATCTGCAACAAAAACTGTGCCGATTGTAGCTCGTTCAACAAAGAAGTTTGTTTCAAGATCAACGGCTTCATTATGATGTGGACCATCAAAAAATACTAATGCATAAGTGTTTTCTAGTTTCTTGAAGTCATTATAGACTGGAACACCATCAGAAAAGCGTTTGACAAACTCATTATCTTCCATACAAAAGAAAGTAAAGTTTAGACCTTTAGAATAAGCATAATAATAGAGAGAAGGAATGATCCTGTTTCTCATATCATTTGTGTAATCAAATCGTAGAGGCTTAGTAATCTCAGTGGATTCTGGATCGCCTTCAGTCTTTACTTGTGGAATATGATATGTGATATTCTTATTAGTGCATTCGATCTCAATATTACCATATGGATCAATGCAGAACATTGAACGGTTGGTATCTTGATTATGGACTAGAGTATCAATAATAAGCTTTGCGGATCCACCACGTCGAGTGCCAATCTCTACAATGGCGCCTTCTACACCTTTAATAGCCATTGCGGCCCGATGTAGAATCTCATATTCTTGAGAATCAGTACCGAATACTTCTTCATCATTAAATCGAATAACACCCATACTTTAATATCCTCGAATCCTGGTTCTAAGTTCTGTAGAACTATAGTTATGTAGTCTGTCAATAAACACGATCTGGATCTTCCTGTGGTCACAAATATCTTGACCAGTAAGTCTAGTGCCACTATATTCAGATCCAACAAAGCGCTTCTTGATTGGAAGAATAGCCATCATATTTTCTAGATCAAGTTCTGTATCATAGGGAATTATGGACGACACAAAACCTAAAGTATTGATCTGAATAAATCTTTCAAACATTGACTGAACAGGTTTTTCTTTAGTCTCTGGTCGATCCAGAGTTGGGTCGGTATGTAAACCGACCCAAAGATCATCACATTCTTTTTTACAGCGTTCTAGAAATGATAGATGCCCTGGGTGAAGAAGATCAAACGCTCCACAAGTGAAGCCAATAATATTATTATCTTTCATTATTCAGTTGGGGCTTGCCTTAGTGTGAAAGACTTACGAGCTCTTTTAGCACCAAAGTATTTAACCACTAGATCTTCAACAACTTTTTGATCAAAGTTCTTACAAGAGAAAACATCAAGATACATAGTGTCTATTTCATTTACAAAATGACAAGCAATATTACTGGTTTCAATAAGCTGAATTAGAGTATATCCGGACTTATCACCAGAACCGAAGTTCACAATCTGTGGATCGCCATAAGCAATCATATCAATATCTTTTACTAGCTGAGTAGCAAAAGCAAAAATATTATTATAGGATGTAATCTTTTCATGGTCACATCCAGAGGCATCAAGCATTAGATGATAACCCCAGCTCTTGATTTCTGTCATTTATTTTTCCTTAATAAGAGTCGATAACTTGAGTGTAGATAATGGAGTCGATCCGGAAAGAGCGCCAACCACCCTTAGTAATATCCCAACAGGCAATCACATCTGGATTATCACGATGAAAGGACTTTTCACTGGTCTGTTCTTCTACACTTTCACGATAGGATTCTGGTAGAAACTTTGGTAGAAGTGTGCAACGCATCTGGCGTTCTTCACCATTTACCTTTGTAAAGGTCACTTCTAGAACATTATTCCGAAGATCCTTGAGTACTGTATCACGCTGAAACATAATATATTATTCCTTTATCCTGCTAGGTATTTTTGAGTGGTAAGTTTATGTTCTTCAACAAGAGGTCTCACCTCATTATAACCACCAATGTAGTATCCGTCAACCACTATTACAGGATAACTGGTGGCAGATGGATACTTTTCCTTCACCATCTCACGAGTAAAATCAGCATTTAGTTTATATTCTTTGAAACTGATCTTATTATCCTCTAATAGACTTTTAGCCGCAGTACAATATCCACAGTTATCCTTAGTGTAGATTTCAATTAGCATCTTTTACTTCCTCTTGTGGTAATCTATCTTCCCAGAACTGTTGCACGTGATCTGGATTTGCTGGATCCATACCTAGATCCATCATATCTTGAATCACCATAACTTCAAGTTCACCACATACCAAACGTGTAGTCATTAACCAATAGCCTCAGATGCTGCGGCATTTACTACTACATAAGTCTCTAAAGCAGTATTTAGACTTGCAAAATGATTTACGTACTTCTGAATGGCTTCATCAATATTTGAGGCAAGAACAATTCGACGTTGATCTGCTGTAATAGGAGTTCTATTGCTTCCAGGTGTTGGGCGCATTTGCACAGTTCCTTCTACAAGGAACATGTTGGTGCTAATACGAGTTCCTACTGGTACTGTTTCTCCTAGTTGAAACGGTCTAGATTCTACAACTGGTTTATTCATTGTCAATACATTATTATTGACACCATCAGCTTCTACCCAACGTGGTGCTTGACCTAGTTGAGCCATGTCTTCTTCATAGTTATATTCTTTTGGTTGTTCCATAACAACTTCCTTTTTTCTAGGTCCTGTATTCAGTTTACCACGACGATATTCAGGATTTGCTTCCGCAAATGCCTCTGCTTCTTCCTTGAGAACTCTTAATTCTTTTTCACCATTTGTAAACCAAAAGAACGAACCAAGTTTCATACCACTCATTACTTTATCCTTTATCCATTTTATAAACATTATCCTATGATTTCAATCTTTAATGTTGCAATACCATCTTTCTTGATGCCAAGAAGGGCAGCACATTTAAGTGATAGATCAAACTCTCGTCCTCTGATAAAAGGTCCACGGTCATTCACTCTTGCAATGATTTGTCTATTAGTTTCCATATTTGTAAATCTTACAAGAGTGCCAAATGGTAAAGTCTTATGGGCTACAGTATATGCATATGGATTAAAGAACTCTCCATTTGCAGTTTTTCTACCATGTTTATACCATGAAACTTTAGCCTTATAAGTTTTGACGACCTTGACCGCTGCTGGTGGGCGCTCATGAGCATAGGCTTGTGTTGAAAACAAAAGTCCTACACTCAGAATAGCGCCAATCAGACGCTTTCTCATCGTTTTACTCCTTTTTGTTTTATTTAAGCTGCTTCTAGTAGACCTTTTAGTCTGTCTGCACAAATAGAAGCCGCAAAAGCTTGTGGCTTAACCTGAGGTATAATATTACAGGCACCTCTAATGTAGCCAATAGCTTGATTTACTACACAGGATGAACCATGCCTTTCTGAAGGATTAATATCCAAGTGTAGTTCCACATATCTCTCACCAATAACTTCGGCAAGTTTTTCATACATTTCATGAACCATGTAAACTTCGTTCATGAGTCTAAGTGCTGGGCGACCTGGTTTTGCATCAAAGTCTTTTTGTCTTGCAATATCACCAAAGACCTTGCAACCATGCTTACCGTCTTTGTGAATAATAACCGCAACACAATAATCGGCATGCCAAACTCCATTAAGCTTGAAACGTTCAGAATCTGCACCGATATAGATCTTTGACTCTTGTGAAGAATCAGAAATAAACTGCTTCACCTTTTCCAAGTCGAACTTTTGCACAATACTACCTCTTTCTATTTAAACGTCGTTTCTTTCGTTTACCTGAACCGATTTTACGTCGGCCTTTACCTGATTTACTTTTGTGTGCCCATGGCATATCATTTCTCCTTTAACTTGAGGTGACTTTTTCGGACTCTGACCATAATCCATGCATTGTAATAAGCATCCGATTCTAGAGCACCTCGAAGTATTTGTTCTTTCAACTCAAAATAAGTTAACTCACTTTTTGAAGTACAAAATCTTATGATTTCTCTTCTAAAGTTGGATTCACCTAATCGTTTTATATCATCTTTTAGTTCGTCATTTGAACCCCAGTAGGTTTGCCAATCGGAGTCATGTAAAAACTTTTTCTTTTTACCTTTGACTGTTTTGGTCTTTTTGACCTTCAACAGTTTCTTACCGATATATTGTCTACCATTGGTCTCATTAGTTATTATATATATAAAGCCTATAAAGTCAACCGTTTTTTCAGGGTCTATAGGTTTTCCATCATATAGCCATAAAGTCATAGGGAAAGTCTCCTTTCCCTATACTTATACTACCTAAGTTTAACCAAAGTTTTCCCTACCACCACCATCCCATAGATCCTCATCCTCATCTTTATCCGGATCATCTATATTATAGACTTCTTTTAGAACTGAATCTAGTGCATCACTGATTCCTAAACATTCTTCAAGTGTATCAGCATCATAATCTTCAAATGAGGAAATTATCTCATAGTAAATATTGATCTTGATTTGTTCATCATGTACATGTCGTTCAATGCTTTCTGCTACCTCTGCAAAAAGATCACTACCTGTTGACCAACCCATATTATTCTCCTTATAGTTTAAAATCTTTTAATGATTCAGTTGATACATCGTTCTTCACTCCACCAATAATGTAGGAAGTTATTTGTGTTTCCTGGGGAGCTACTTGTACTTCTCCACCAGAAATCCATTTACCTGTCCATGGTAATGGATTAGATCCAGTCTTATATAGATGTGGTAGACCAACTGCCGTGAGACGACGATTGGTAATCCATTCCACATATTCATTTAGAAGTTGTTTATTCAGACCAATCATTGAGCCGTCTTTGAATAGATATTCAGCCCATGCTTTTTCTTGCTCTGCTGCATTACGGAACATTGCAATACATTCCGCTTTTGTTTCCTCTTGGATTTGCTTGAAATCAGGATCATCCAGAGGAAGTACTTTTAGAAGTTGTTGTGTACTAGCTAGATGTAAGTTTTCATCACGACAAATAAGCTTGATGATTTTAGCATTACCTTCCATCTTTTTCAGTTCTGCAAATGCCCATGAACAAGCAAAAGAAACATAGAAACGGATACCCTCAAGAATATTGACTGACATAAGAGTAAGCCAAAGAGCTTTTTTATGTTCAAATGAACCGATATTAGTTCTAGTATTATGTTCAATCAACTCATCATAGTTCTTGCTGATATCCTTAGCACAATCTACAATCTCTTGTAGTTCTAAAATCTCATCTAGCACCTTTGATGGATCAGAATACACATTACGAATGATGTGCGTATAGGATCGTGAATGGACAGATTCACTAAATGTCCATGCCACAATCCAGTTTTCTAGTTCAGGTAAAGAACAAATAGGTCCAAATGCAACCGTGGGCGCCCGACCCTGCACTGAGTCAAGCAGAATCTGGCGCTTTAGATTACTTGTAAAAATATGTTGTTCATGCTTTGATAGATCACGGAAGTCCTTTGAGTCCTTTAGAAGATCAACCTCTTCCGGCACCCAAAAGAAACCCATAGAACTTCTAGTTAACTTTTCTAGAAAAGGATACTTTTGCTTATCAAACCTAGCAATCGTAGGTGCTTCATCAAAGAAAAGTCTGGATTTAAGATGACTCTTTTTATTTGAAGAATCAAATACGCTATAAGTCATTTTTTACCTACCTATAGTAATGTTTTTCTGTATCTTAATTTGTTTATTAGACCAAGTCCAACATTCTCTTGTTTCATCTTGAAAACACACCCAAAGTAGATCATGCTCAAGTCCATAATCTATCATAAAATGTGCCCATGCTTTACCCTGAGGTGTTTCAAGGGGAAGTGGTGTATTAAGTTGAAGTATCATATTGTGCAACTATCACAAGTTTCATCATCAACTTTAGATTGTTCTAGTTCTGGTAGTACTTCTTGTTCACCAGCGCCATCAAATACGTTGCAATAATAAAGATTTTTTCCACCCATCTGATAGAACTGAATGATATCCTTCATTAGGACTGACATTGGAATTTGGTCATTATCATAATGCTTAGGATTATAACTAGTATTTACGGAGATAGCTTGATCAATAAACTTTTGTAGTACTGCACAGATTTGAAGATAACCTTCTGGAGACTTTTGATCCCATAGAAGATCATATTTATTTTTAAGTCTTTTGATTTCTGGTACAACCTGTTTCAATACTCCATCCTTACTTTGTTTGATGGAAATAAGTGATCGTACTGGTTCAATACCATTTGTAGAGTTACTGATCTGTGCGGAAGTCTCGGCAGGCATTAGAGCCATTAGTGTAGAGTTACGAATTCCATGTTCTGATAGCTGAATACGCAGAGAGTTCCAATCCATTTTATAAACCGGATCCACTAGATTGTCAACATTTTTCTTGTAAGTATCAATGGGAAGCATACCGAGAGAATATTTGGTTTCAGTTGACTTAGGACAGGCACCCCTTTCTTGTGCTAGATCCGCAGAGGCCTTGATAAGGTAATATGACCAAGCCTCGGCAAATTCATGTACTTTCTTTAGACCTTCTACACCAATATTAGAGTAAGTAAGATCATTTTTAGCAAGCCAGTAAGCAAAGTTAATGATACCAACACCAAGAGGGCGCCTCGCCATAGTAGAGTTCTTTGCTGCCAAAACAGGATAATCTTGATAATCAAGAAGCTCGTCAAGAGCCCGAACGATAAGTCGAGCAGGACGCTCAAAGTCAGAAGTAGCACGGATTTTTCCCCAGTTGATTGCTGCAAGAGTGCAGAGACTGATTTCACCATTAGGATCAAAAACGTCCTGTAATGGTTTAGTAGGCAATGCTATTTCTGCACAAAGATTGCTTTGATAGATAGGAGCATCTTCTTTAATAAATGCACCATGGTCATTTGCATGATCCACATTCATTAGATAGATTCTACCGGTATCTTTACGTTCCTGAATAAACGAACCAAATAAAGTTAGAGCTGAAATACTCTTTTTGCGGATATTTGGATTTTGTTCAGCTTCCTCATATAGTTGCTTGAACTTGTCATAATCCACAAAGAATGCATTATATAGACCAGGAATATCGGATGGTGAAAATAGTGTAATATTACCACCAGAGAGTAGTCGTTCATACATGAGTTTATTGAACTGAACACCATAGTCAATATGACGAATTCGATTATCTTCAGTCCCTTTATTGTTCTTTAGGACTAGAAGATCCTCAACTTCATAGTGCCAGACTGGATAATAAAGAGTTGCAGCACCATTACGAACACCACCTTGAGAGCAGGAACGAACTGCAGACTGAAACATCTTATAAAATGGAATCACACCAGTGTGTGTTGCATCACCATTACGAATAGGTGAACCAATAGCACGGATTCGGCCTGCATTGATACCAATACCTGCCTTTTGTGAAACATATTTTACAATAGATGATGTAGTGGCATTAATAGAATCTAGAGAATCATCCGAGTCCACCAGCACACAAGAACTAAATTGCTTTTGTGGACTGCGTAGACCAGCCATGATAGGAGTCGGCAGAGAGATTTCGAAAGTTGAGGTCGCATCATAAAAGTCCTTTACCCACTTCAGACGTTCATTCTTTGGATATTTGTGGAATAGAACCATAGCAATGAGCATGTAGCTCATCTGTGGTGTTTCATAATATTTATTTGTAGCACGGTTTCTGATTAGATACTTACCACGAAGTTGTTCCATTCCTGCATATGGAATATTAAAATCCCGGTCATGTACTAGATAACTATTCAGAATCTTGTATTCTTCATCATCATACCAGGATAGTAGATTTTGTTCGTAATAACCTTCAGAAACTACATTGACTACATGTTGAAAAAGAGAACATGGATTTGGTCCGTTATAGACTTGCTTGCGAAGATGATAGTTGATAAGACGTGATGCTACGTATTGATAGTTTGGAGTAGCTTCAGTGATTAGTTCTGAAGCGGCTTTGATAAGTGTTTCCTGAATATCATTGGTCTTGATATTATTATAGAACTGAATTTGTGACTTGATTTCTACTTCGGACTCGGAAACATTTGATAATCCTTCACACGCCCATGATACCACTCGATGGAACTTTTCCAGATTTAGTGGTTCAATAGATCCATCTCTTTTCTTTACATTAATCGTCATATAGTCCCTCTTATTCTCTTGTTAAAAATGTGAAGTATTTACCAATCTCTTGCCAAGCGGATTCAGCAACCAGTTGATGTTCTTTTTGAGTTCCATTTGCCATTCTGAGCTCTGCATAATGAATCCAGCTCCGAAGAGTACCATTCATGTACATTCTGGATACTGTCAATCCCTCCGGTAGTACTACTCGTGCTTGTTCCTTGGCAATACCATTCTCAATAGCCCAGTTATATTGTTCTTTTACAATCTCTAGTAAATATTTTTGTCTATTTTCCCAATCTTGTTGTAAATACATATCATCAACTGAGATTGAGTTTTGTCTATTCTTTTTATCTTGAAGTCTTGCTTCACGTGAAGCAAACCCTAGATCTTTAGTAGGATCAGCATATCGTTGAGAGAACTCTTGAAATGAAAATGAGCGATGTCTAAGGATTTGTCGAGCTATATCCCTGGTAGTAGTAACTTCCATAACTACATTCACCATTTCAAAAATGCTGAAATGTTTATTCCGAATGCAATAACGTAAAAGTTTTTCAGCCGTTTCTGAGTTCATTTGATTGGAAGGATTTGAAACTCTGGCAGTATAGGCAATAAACTCGTCGGCAGATTTTACTCCATCGACGAGTGGGTTAGTAATAGCTACAATCTTTGCTGTATTCATAATATTATCTTTTACTTAAAATATTGGTTGCAAGTTGGTCTAGTCGGCGCCTGTCTGGATGATTGTGTACCCACATTCCAGTATGTGGCTCAAAGTTTTCTCTAAACCATTTATCCAACTCTGGGCGCCGAGTATTGATAGAGAGATCAATCTGTTTTGCTAAAGTATCAAACTCTGCATCAGTCATAATAGGTTGACCGATGATTTCATATGCATATGCTGCAACTGCAAGTCTAGACCTACGTCTAGTCTCTAGATCAACCCTCTCAGAATAAAGATCTTCCTTTTTATCTTCAAAGAAACTTTCCAGATTCATTTAATACTTGTTCCTTTTTGCTTTCATCTTTATCTTGTATCCGATATGGATAACAAGTACAATCGGGACCACACCAAGTATGGCAAGGAAGTTGTGTAAACTTATCAAATTTTATTGTGTTCAAGAAATGACTTTGCCACAATAAGGATTTCTAGTGCATTTTGACACGTTTCCATCAGTGTGTCAAGGATATATTTTTGATCACATGCGGTTGTGATATCAGTCATTCTATTCTCTAGAACTTTGATTGCATCATCAAGATATTGAGCTGCAACATCAGGTTTTGGTTCTGAAGGATTATTGTTTACCTCGTCAAGGTTTTGAGTATTGATAACTTCCTCAGCACTGTCTTTTAGTGCCTTGATGATACCAATACCAGCAAATGTCTTTAAAGTTTCATGATCCATATCCAATGTAATGATGGCAGAACCGTCATCATTATCCTTGATTTCTAGTACTTCTAGAATCACTGTTTTGTCTCCATCTTTTTCTTGATTTCAGCGGTTTCGTTCTTCATCCAAGTTGTAATCAGATCAATACTAGGGTCAATCACCTGACCAACTTTTTCATTGTTAAG